GAAGCCGAGAGGATAAAGATTGAGGAAGCAGCAAAGACTCGTGAAACCTACGCTCAACGACTCCAAGTCATCGAGCAACTGTTACAACAGCAAAACCAAGGTGAAGATCTGTCTGCATTAAAGACAGAAGATCCTATTGCTTACGCAGTTGCAATGGCAGAGAAAGTTGAGAGGGAGAAGCAGTTGCAAGCGGTGCAGATGGAACGAGCCAGAGTTCAACAAGAACAACAGACTCACCAACAAGCACTTCTACAACAGCATATCCAACAAGAGCAACAGAAATTGATTGAAGCTATTCCTGAATTTAAGGATGATGTAAAGGGCGAAGTAATCCGTAGGGATATTCGCAATTATGCAAAGTCCATCGGATTTACTGACCAAGAGTTGTCTCAGGTTTACGACAGTCGTGCTGTCCAAACACTTTACAAAGCAATGCAGTATGAGAAGTTAATGGCAAACAAGGGGGCTACGACTAAAAAAGTAGCTACTGCTCCAAAGACTATCAGACCAGGAACATCCAACCCTCAAAGCTCTGAGATGGAGTCGATAAAAAAAGAGAAGGCTCGCCTTCGCCAAACTGGCAATAAGAAGGATGCAGTCAAATTATTTGAACGATTTTTATAAAGGATATTTATTATGGCAGCATATGATCGCCACACAGCAATCGGTGCGCGTGAGGACTTAACAGATGTTATCTATGACATCAGCCCAACCGACACCCCAATCATGTCATCCATCGGCAAGACAAAAGCTACTTCTGTCTACCATGAGTGGCAAACAGACAGCCTTGCAGCAGCTACTACAGCTAACGCTTTAGTAGAAGGTGCATCGGCTACAGAAGCAACAATCAGCCCAACAACTCGTCTTGGTAACTACACCCAGATCGTTGGTAAGACTGTTATGGTTTCTGGCACTCTCTTGGCTTCTGACCTCGCTGGTCGTAAGTCTGAGATGGCTTACCAATTGGCTAAAGCCTCTGCCGAGATGAAGCGTGATATTGAGACAATCATCACAGCTAATCAAGGTCAGACAGCAGGCAGCTCTGGTAATGCTCGTAAGATGGGTTCTTTGCTCTCTTACATCAAGACCAACACTTCTGTTAATGGCACATCTGTAACTGGTGTAGACCCAACAACAATTGGTGTTTCTACCCGCACAGACGGCACAACCCGCACCTTCACAGAGACATTGCTCAAGACTGTTATCGCAGAAGTATTCTCAAGCGGTGGCACACCTTCGGCTCTCTTTGTAAGCCCTGCACAGAAGCAAGTTGTATCAGGCTTTACAGGTTTGGCAGCACAGCGTTATCAAGTGCCTACGAATGGTCAAGCAACAATCCTAGCTGGTGCTGATTTGTATCAGTCCGACTTTGGTGTATTGCAGATCGTTCCAAATCGCTTTATGCGCACTCGCGATGCTCTGATCCTTGATCCTGAGTATGCAGCTTTGGCATATCTGCGCCCATTCCAGACCAACGACATTGCAAAAGTAGGCGATGCTGAGAAGAAACAAATCTTGGCTGAACTCACACTTGAAGTTCGCAATGAAGCTGCTCATGGCGGTGTATTTGACTTATCTTGATAAAAACTAGATAAGTTGTAGAATAGGGGGTGGACAAAATCCATCCCCTTTTCTAGGAGTATTTATGTCAGAACTCGGCAAACGAGGTAACTTAGGTGTAGTAAACGGAGTGGTAAAAACAGCCTACGCAGATGGCGAAGGCGGTCTTATTATCAAGACAGAGACAGATTTAACGGATTTTATTGACCATACACAGGCTCAATACAATCAGCGTAGCGAAAAGACAGGATGGGGAGATAGCCCATTCGACCCAAAGAACAAGATAGCAACATTACCCCTAGAAATCATTGAGATGCTCAACGAAAAAGGGATTATGCGAGGCTATTACATTACCGATCAAAATGCCCTCAAGAAGTGGCTAAATGACCCCGATAACAAGGTCTTTAGAACAAGAGGGGGTCAGGTATGAGAATAGCAGTTTGCATCCCTGCAAGAGGGCAAATGGAGGTCGCAACAGCCTTTGATATGATGGCAATGCTGACCTACACAGTCAAAACGACTGATTACGATATAGACTTATTTACAGCACAAGGAACTCTGATATTCGATCAGAGAAACAGCCTGGTGCAAAGTGCATTAGATATAAAAGCAGACTACATCCTATTTATGGATGCAGATATGAGGTTTCCAAAGGACACATTAAAGATCCTACTATCTCACGATAAAGAGATCATTGGAGTAAATGCGACAACAAGAGCAGAGCCTGTATCTCCTACAGCTAGGAACATACAAATCAACGAGGATGGCTCAGTCATCTTCTTGCCTGTTTACTCGAATGTAAAAGAAGGAATTGAAGTAGTAGATGGCATTGGCTGTGGGATAATGCTCATAAAGACAAGCATCTTTGAGAAGATGGAAAAGCCTTACTTCTACTTTGAGCAGTTAAAGAACAACAAGTTACTTGGTGAGGATATTTACTTCTGCATCAAGGCAAAAGACTCAGGCATAGACACTTGGGTAGACCATGATTTATCAAAAGCGGTTAAGCATATTGGTCAATATGTCTATGGCTGGCACAATGTAGCTAAACCAGATTAAAGAGAAACCAAATGGCATTTACTTCCTATTCGGACTTAAAGACTACAGTAGCAAGCTACTTAGGTCGTTCTGATCTGACATCTACAATACCTGACTTTATTACATTGGCAGAACTGCGCCTCCAGAGAGAGTTACGCACTCGCCCAATGCTAAAGTCGGCTACTGCTACGATGACAAGCGCAGATGCAAAGGTAGCATTGCCAACGGACTTTTTAGAGATTCGTGATCTTCATGTGCAAGGCAACCCAAGATTCCCTGTAACCTATATGTCTCCTAGTGCTTTTACTAGAGATGCAGCAGCAGACGAAAGTGGTAAGCCAATGTATTACACAATCTTGGCTTCCGAGTTTCAGTTTGCACCAATTCCAGACACAGCATATGTATTGGAAGTTCTTTACTACGCAAAACCATCTGTTTTGTCTGATGTAACACCAAGCAATGTATTCTTAGCAAACTATCCAGATGCTCTTTTATACGCATCATTGCTAGAAGCAGAGCCATACTTAATTAATGATGCTAGAACACAGACATGGGCAACCTTGTATGATCGTGCTATCAAAAACATCATAGATGCAGACCAAGGAAGTGAATACTCTGGTATTCCTCTACAAATGCGGATTACTTCTCGATAAGGAAACAAAATGGCTGAAATGTCAAACTACCTAGAGAACGCACTTATCAATGCGACTCTACGAGCAACAACCTTTACATCACCTACTACAGTTTATGTTGGTTTATACACATCTGATCCAACAGATGCCAATAGTGGAACAGAAGTAAGCGGTGGATCGTATGCTCGTAAATCTGCAACTTTTGGCTCACCTTCTAATGGAGTAAGCACAACATCGGCAGACATTACATTTGACCAAGCTACAGGATCTTGGGGAACAGTTACGCACATTGGCATTTTGGATGCTTTAACATCTGGAAATCTTTTGTATCACACAGCATTAGATGTTTCTAAAACCATTGATACAGGCGATATTTTTAAGATTGCATCAGGAAACCTAACAGTAACATTGGCTTAATATGCCAGCAGATTACTGTGGTGCGTTCACAATTGATGACATAGATCAATTTGGAACGCTTGAAGAAATACTTGTTTCGTTTGACGATCCTGCATGGGAATCTACAAGCACCTGTATTTACTACGGAGATGCCTCTGTTTCATGTAACGCATCAGTAAGCGCACAAGCATCAAGAATCAAATCTTTTTCAGGATCTGTTAATGCTACAGCCACAGTTAATGCACAAGGAAATGGAATATTTGATGGACTTGCTAATGTCGAATCAGATGGTTCTCTTTCGGCAGATGTTACTCTCATACAGTTTGGCAATGCAGAAATTGAAGGAGCTGCAAGCGTATTAGGAAGAGCAGCAAAAACAACAATTACTAGCGGTTCTGTATTAGCAAGAGCAATTGTTTTAGCAAGCGCAAGATCAAATATCTTTGGAAGAGCAGTAATAACAACACAATCTGCTTTGAATAGCAAAGGGGTCATTCTTGGAGAAGAATGGGCTACAGAAGCAATACAAACAGAAGCGTGGACAACATCACCAGTTTCTACAGATGTATGGAGCTTAGAATCAACATCTTCTACATCATGGATACCAAATAGCAGCAGTTCAGATACATGGACAGATAAAAATATTGGAACTTCTACATGGCAATAACTCGCATAACTTTTGGAGAATGGACTCCAGATCAGCCAGGGGTTTCTGGTAACTTACAAAAAGCGGAAAATGTTTATTCCAAGTTAATCGGTTATGGATCTATACAAGGAACAGCAGATTACTCGCAATCAGCATCAGAAAACCTAACTAATGTTGTAGCTGGCAGGTCAGAAACAGGTGCTACATTAGTTTTTGCTGGTGGAGAAACATCATTATTTAAGTTGGATGCCTCAGATCTGTCATTGGATAATGTTTCTGCTGGTTATCAAACTATTACTACAGTTGCAAGAACATCAAATGTAGTAACAATTACTACAGCAGCAGCGCATGGATTTACAACTGGAGACGATGTAACCATAACAGCATCGCCAACCACAGGAGTAAACGGAACATTCCAAATTACTGGAACTCCTACAACAACAACATTTACCTATGCACAAACTGGCACAGATATTCCTAGCACAGCAAATACTGGAACTGCATTTGTAAAATATGAGACTCCAAGCGGTCAAAGATGGAGATTTACACAGTTTGGTAATGTAATTATTGGTGCAAATGGACACTCTAAATTACAAAAATTTAACCTAAACACAGACACAAAGTTTGCAAAACTATCTAATGATGCTCCAGAAGCTAGATATGTAACTGTAGTTCGAGACTTTGTAGTGTCTGCATGGATAAACTCTACAACTCTTAGACCTTATCGAGTGCAATGGTCAGCATTGGGAGATGAGACATCTTGGGCAACATCTGCAACAACGCAGGCTGACTTCCAAGATATTCCTGATGGCGGTGCAATTGTAGGCATTACAGGTGGTGAATTTGGTCTAGTCTTAATGGACAGATCAATTCACAGAATGTCATATATTGGTAGCCCATTAGTCTTTCAGTTTGACAACATTAGCCGTAATTTAGGATGTTACGAGTCTAATTCTATTATCCAGTACCAAGGAACTACATTTTTCTTGTCTGATGATGGATTTTACTCATGCGATGGACAGACTGTTTTTGGAATTGGTAACGAAAAGATAAATAGGTATTTTTACAGCGATGTAGACGAAGGCGCATTAGATAAAATGTCTGCTGCTGTAGATCCAGGCAAAAAGTTAATTGTTTGGGCTTATCAATCCAAAAGTTCTGCAACAGTTGATAAATTGCTAATTTACAATTTCCAAACCCAAAAGTGGTCAAGTGGAACAACCGATGCAAGCAGAGTGGCATCATCTTCTACACCATCTTTTGACTTAGAAGGTTTAGATATTTTTGGTAATTTAGACCAAATTGGAACACCATTAGATTCTAGGATTTGGCTTGGCGGTAAGTTAGAGTTTGCTGGTGTTAAAAATGCAAAAATAGTTACATTCTCTGGTTCTACAAATCAAGCAATCATAGAAACTGGAGACATTGAGATTCCTGGAAAATTGTCAGCAGTAACTCTCGCAGAGCCAATTGTAGATAATGGTTCTGGAAGTGTTGCGTTAATTTCAAGAAAACTGCTAAACGAGCAAATTGACTTTGAGGCAGCAACAAGCGTTGCAGCTAACAGCGAAAATAGGGTATCTATTCGTGGTGTTGGTCGCTATCATCGTCTACAATTGAAACCATCTGGAAACTGGAAAAATGTATTCGGAATGGACATTGATATTAACCAAATGGGAAGTAGGTAATGTATAGGGTATTGCCTCCATTTGGAGCAGATCAAAGGGGTGTTGCCGAAGTAGTCAATGGGATTATGAATGGCAAGACCAACAATACAGGGTCGGTTACTCTAGCGACAGGTGGAGCTTCTACAACAACCATTACAGATGCTCGGATTGGTGTAGATTCTGTCATTTTGTTGATGGCTACAGATGATGTATCAGCCACAGCTTATTACCCATATTTAGCTGTTCAAGATGATACAGACCAAGCTGCGACCACAACGACAGCCGAAAACATCATGGCTTTCTCTACAACAGACTATAGTCTTGGTGCTAGTCTTGTAGATAACACAAAGTTAAAAGTAGATTACTCAGGACTGTATAACATCCAGTTCTCTGTACAGTTAATCAATACGACTAACGATGTGCAAGAGGTTAGCATTTGGTTTAAAAAGAATGGCACAAATGTAGCAGGCAGTAACAGCGAATTTGGTGTGCCACAGCGCAAGTCATCAGGCACAGCAAGCCGATTGATTGCAGCACTAAACTTATTTATTGCATTGCAAAAAGACGATTATGTGCAGTTAGCATGGAGACCAAGCGACATTGGTGTCAGTATTGAGCATTTCGCAACACAGACAACACCTGACAGACCATCAACACCAAGTGTTATAGCAACAGTTAGCTATCTGTCATCGAATGGATACACAAGCAACATCTTTACAAGACCTTATATATCAGCAGTAACAAGTGGAAGTGCAACAATTAGCCATCCAGCTAATACAGTATCAGGCATGACTTATAAATACATCATCGTAGGATAAAAAACTATGGCAACAACTACTACTACATCGTCAATAGATCCAGCGTTACTACCTTTCCTTACACAAGGTTTAGAAAGGGCGCAGAGTCTATTTTTGACAGGACAGCAACCTGAGTTCTTTCCTGGTCAGACTTATGTAAGCCCATCTGCTGCTACGACTGAGGCTATTGCTCAACAAGAGGCATTGGCTCGCCAACAAAGTCCATTATTGCAACAAGCACAACAAGCATTTTTAGGTGGACTTACTGCACAATCTGCTGCAAGCCCACTATTCCAAAATATTTATGGTGCTGCTGGAACACAACCAGTATCTAATGTTTATCAACTTGCAGCTAGTGGAAGAATGCCTGTAGCTGGTCAGCAACAATTTCAAAGTTTATATGGTGCAGCAGCAGCGCAACCAGGAAGATCAGTATTTCAACAAGCTGCGAGAGGTCAATTAGACAATTTAGCAGAAGCACAGTTACAAAGAATTTCTGGTGGTAGTTTCTTAAATAGAAACCCATACCAATCGCAAATGATTCAGGCTGCCACACGACCATTACGACAGCAATTTGCAGAAGAAGTATTGCCTGGTATTTCTAGTCTTTATAGCAAGTCTGGTCGATTGGGAAGCGGATCTATGGAGCAGGCTTTGGCTAGGGCAACAGAAGCACAAACCAGAGCATTAGGAGACATTACATCCAATATTGCTGGCGGTCAGTATCAACAAGAACGAGCATTGCAACAGCAGGCTTTGGGTCAATTGGCTGGTGTATCTCAACAAGACATCGCTACTCGTTTGGCTGGTGCAGGAGCATTGGAAGAAGCTCAAAGAGCGCAAATTGCTCAACAGGCGGGTCTTGCTGGACAACTTAGCGGTCTTTCTCAGCAAAACATTGCAAATCGTTTCTTGGGCGCGCAAGGTCTACAACAAGCTCAACAGGCAGCACTTGGAACACAATTGCAAGCAGCAGGAGGATTGGCTACAACTCAATCGCAAGACTTGGCAAGACAGTTATCGGCAGCATCGGCAGCACCAAGTATTTACAGCCAACAGTTCCTCCCATCGCAAACACTTGCCCAAGTTGGCGCACAACAAGAATCTATTGCTGCACAACCTTTGCAAGAACAATTGGCTCGTTACCAATTTGGTCAGCAGTTACCATACCAACAGTTGCAAGGCTATTTGTCATCTGTCTATGGCACTCCATTAGGAGGTTATGGAACAACGACACAAACAGCACCAACTTATCAAAATAGATCAGCAGGCATTCTTGGTGGCGCACTTACAGGCGGTCTAGGCGGTTATGCGTTAGGGCAAGCCTTCCCATCAATCGGTGCAGGATTTGGAGCAGCAGGTGGTGCAGCACTTGGTGGACTACTTGGAGCAGGATTCTTCTAATTGCTAGTAAGGCGATATAGCCCAAAACAAATACAGTCTGAGTGGGCTGTAATTGAGGGTTATATTGCCGATGCACTCACCAAAAGCGAGTGCGATGAATATGATGTAAATGATGTAAGAAGTTCTTTAATCAATGAGCATTTACACTTATTTGTAGGTGTAGAACAAGATAAAATACAAGGTGTCATAGTTATATCTTTTGTTCAATATCCAAAACAAAAAGTGGCTTTTATATGCGCTTATGGTGGCAAGTTTGTAACCAACCAAGAGGCATACAAGCAATTGTGTTTATTGTTTAGAGCATTTGGAGCAACAAAAGTTCAGGGCTATGTCAGAAACTCTGTTGCACGACTAACAAAACGACTTGGATTTGTAGAAAAACAAATATTAGTGGAACATAAACTATGAGATTCAACAACAGAGCCTGTGCATTGATGGACATTCCAGACTTGCCACAAGGTGCTTTTGAGCATATTGGCGATAAAAAGATTAAACCTCAAGGTGGTGGTGGAGGTGGAATTGTTTCTGCTGTTACAGATCCTATTTCGTCTGTTTTAGGAACAGATGGTGGTGGAGGTGGAATCCTTGGTGCTGTAGAGGATGTTGGGCAGTCAATCGGAAGCGGTCTTGCAGAAGTTGATAAATTTGTTAATCGTGAAATTCCTGGTGGATGGGTAACAGTTGGCTTAACAGCAGCAGGAACAGCAGCATATATCGCAGCAGCAGACGCAGCAGTAGCTGCAGGAGCAAGCACAGCAGAAGCAGCAGCAGCAGGTTCGGCAGCAGCGCAAGCAGCAGACGCAGCAGCATTATTAGATGCAGCAGCATTAGCAGAAGGTGGAACTACAGCAGGAATGGCAGCAGCAGCTAATACAGGATTGCCAGCAGGAACAGCAACTATTGGTGGAGCAGCAGCATCTAGTGGCGCACCAATATTTGATTTCTCTACAGAGGCAACTCTAACACCTGGTGGTAATGTAGTTCCTGCAACAACATTGCCTACAGAAATGGCTGCAATTGATGCACAGATTGCAACAGCAGGAGCAGAAGCAGCTAAAGCATTGCCAATGAAAATATCTCCAATGCAAGCCATTCAAGGCGCAAGATTAGCCACAGGACTTCTTAGTGGAGGTCAGCAACAATCACAAGCATTGCCACAAATGAGTGGTTCTATGAATAGGATGCCTGGTGGCGCAGTAGATTACTCAGGCATTTATAACTTATTAGCTCTACAAAGAGCAAGAAATCCAAATTCTTTACTAGGATAAATTATGGCAATTGATCTATCAGCACTATTTGGTCAGCAACCAGACTATTCTGCTTTTTTACCTCAGACCGAAATTGATCGGATGCGAGGTAACGCAGGTCAGCAAGCATTGTTAAATGCAGCTATTTCTGCTTTGTCAATGACTGGTCAAACAAGACAGCCTATCAGCACAGGTCAAGTATTAGCTGGTATGTTGGGCGCAGGATCAGAAGGCTATAACCAAGCATTTGATCGCACTCTTAAACAGTTAGTTACAGGGATGCAGTTGGAGGAGTTCAAACGCAAGCGTCAAGCACAAGAGATGGCTAGAGGCGCAATTAAGCAAACTCCTGTCCAAATCCCTATGGCTACAGGCGAAGGTTCACAGTTAGAGATGTTGTCTCGCCCTGAGTTTGGTGGCGATATGGCTGTTCCTGAGACAGCAGCAGCGTTGCGTGGAAATTTGCCAACAAGAACATCAGTAGACATGGATAAGTTAATTGCAGCAGCAGCATTAGAAGATCCATTAAAAGCAGCACAATTATTTGCTAAAGAAGATAAATCACCATCATCGGTAAAGGAATATGAATTTGCAGTCCAAAACGGATTCAAGGGATCTTTTACAGACTTCCTTGCACGAAAAACTCCCTCCACAAATATTTCTGTGGACACAGGCAAAGGGCTCGCTCAGATTGCGCCTGTTCTCAAAGATGCTCAAGCACAAGCTCAAGGTTCTGTATTACAGATTGATGCTGCGGATCGAGTCATTAGCGCAGTAGACACCAATAAAATCATCTCTGGAACGATGGCAACACCAAGAATGAGACTTGCTCAGTTAGGCTCTACATTAGGTGTTACTGGTCGTGATACAGAAGAAACCATCGCCAATACTCGCCAAGCTATTCGTGGATTCGCAGAACTTACACTACAAGGTCGTAAGTCAATGCGAGGCGAAGGTCAGATTACAGAAGCCGAAGGCAAGTTGGCTGAACGAGCATTTTCGGGTGATATTGACAGCTTGACACCTGCTGAGATTAAGCAAATTGCCAATGCCTCTAAGCGAGTCGCACAATACACAGTTGGTGAATACAACAGACGATTAGACATTCTAGGTAAAAACCCTGATATGGCTAATATTGTGGATTTCTACAGAATTGCACCTATTTCGCCAGTTGCTCCACAAGGCAAAGTTAAAAGATTTAATCCAGCTACAGGAAAAGTAGAATGATTATTGACATCCCAAAAGTAGGGCAAGTAGAGTTTCCTGACTCTATGTCTGAGGCAGAAATCAATAAAGCTGCCAAGAAACTATACGATGAAGCTAATGTAGAGCCTAAGAAAGAAAAAGGCACTTTAGAGCGCACAGCAGAAATCGTTACTAGAGGTATGGCTCAGACAGTTCCAGGAGCAGTCGCTGGAGGCGCAGTAGGAGGCGCACCAGGCGCATTAGTCGGATCTATGGCTCTACCTATTGGCGATGCTTTAAACACGCTTGTAAACATGATTTCGGGCGGTGTAAACAAGGTCGCTGGTACAGACATTCCTCGCTTACAGATGCCTAGCCAAGTCGCAAGCCAAGCCATGACACAGATGGGTCTTGCCGAGCCACAAAGCCGAGGAGAAAGAATGATTGAGGCAGGTGCTGGTGGCATTAGTTCTACATTGGCACAATTACCTGCTTTAATGAAATTAGGCGCACAGGCAGTTAGCCCTGTTACAAGAGAAGTGTCTAAGCGTTTGGCAGAAGCTCCTAGAGCGCAAGTCGCTGCATCTGCACCATCTGCTGCTGCTGCTCAGTATGTAACAGAAGCCACAGGTAGCCCACTAGCAGGTATGATTGCTGGAGTTACAACTGCTGCTCCATTTGGCGCAACAGCTACTCGTAAAGCCAAAGGCGCACCAACAGCAGAGCAATTGGCACAAGAATCTACAAATCTGTTTACCAAAGCATCCGAATCAGGTGTTTTGTTCCAATCCGATGCGTTTATCAACAGAATGGATAAGATTGGCAAAGATCTGCGAGCAGAAGGATATACACCTAAAGCCTATCCCAAGATTGCATCTGCGATTGAGGAATTAACCAATCCTACTACACCCAAAGACTTTACAGAATTACAGTCTTTACGCAAGATTATTAAGGGCGCACAAGCAAGCACAGATCCACAAGAGCGCAGACTAGCCTCTATTCTTGTAGATGAATTTGATAGCACCATCCTAAACGCTCCTGATTCTGTCATTATTGGCGGTAATAAAGAGTCAATCAAAATGTGGAAAGATGCTAGAGATTCGTATAGCAAACTAAAGAAGTCAGAGGTTTTTGAGGATATGCTCAACAACGCTCAGCTAGACCAGTCTAAATTTACAGCATCGGGCGCAGAAAATTCAATGGCTCAACAATTACGACAGTTAGCTAAAAACGACAAAAAAATGCGTTTGTTTACAAAGCAAGAGCAAGATGCAATTGAAAAAGCAGCTAAAGGTGGAACAACTCAAAACCTATTAAAGTTTTATGGTCGATTTGCTCCTACAGGTGTTGTGTCAGGCATCTTTTCAGGTGGTGCAATTGCGTATGAGCCAACATTAGGCGCACCATTAGCAGCAGGCGCAGCAGCGTCTCGCATGGGTGCAGAAGCAATTCGTAGGACAGCAATCGAAAACTTAGCAGCACAGATGCGCCTTGGAAGGATGCCAGAACTCCAACCAAGAACTTATAATGTACCAGTTACAGGACTAAGAGGCTTATTATCTGGTGAATTTCAAACAGAACAACAGTAAGGAAAATCATGGCATATACAAAGTATTCTCTAACCCCTGCTAATAACAACGCTGCGCCTCCAGATGGCGCACCAGAGGGAATGCTCCCATCCGCAGTAAACGATACTATGCGAGATATGATGGCGCAGATCCGAGACTGCGGAGATGGTATTCGTGATGGCACATATACCATGACTGCACCTAAGATCACAGGTGGAACTATTAGTGGAGTTACGATTACTTCTACAGTATATACACCTAGAATTGGCACAGTAACATCTGCTTCTACAATTACTCCTACAAGCGCAACAGCAGATCAATACAATGTAACTGCATTAGCAGCTACAGCAGCAATTGCTGCACCTTCTGGATCGCCTACAAACGGACAGAAACTTATTCTGCGTATAAAAGACAACGGCACAGCAAGAGCATTGACTTGGACAACCACAAGCGGTGGTTATCGTGTTGTAACTGCTCCATTACCATCAACAACAATTGCTAATAAAACTCTGTATGTTGGATGTATTTATAATTCAGCAGATACATATTGGGATGTTGTTTGCGTTGCACAAGAAACCTAAGAGGAATAAATGATAGTCATTGACTTTGAAATCAGCAAAGATGGTCATACTCTAAAAGATGCCATTGTTTTGCCTGAGAATCATGGACTAACAGATGAGCAGATCGAAGCGATGAAGCAAAAACGATTTGACGATTGGTATGCAATTGTTACTGCTCCACAAGAAGAACAGACAGAGGAATAAGAATGGCAACATACTACTGGGTAGGCGGTTCTGGTAACTGGGATGCTACAACCACTACAAACTGGGCTAGTTCATCTGGAGGTGCTGGCGGTGCTGGTGTGCCTACATCTGCTGATAATGTTATTTTTGACGCTAACTCAAATACTGGCACAGACCCATTTACTGTAACCGTTACTGGAGATAGTGGTTCTCCAGCTTTATGTAATGACTTTACTGCATCAGGTTTAGATGGTGCAATGACGCTATCAATGGGAGCTACTGCAAAATTAGATTTATACGGTTCAATGACTCTCCCAGCAAGTAACTTTACTTGGACAGCAACTAGCGGTGCGTTAGTCACTTTTAGAGCGACAACTACAGGGAAAACAATCACTACGAATGGCGTTTCAATGAGCGCAACAACTTTTACCTTTGACGGAGTTGGTGGTGGATGGACATTGGGTAGCGCACTTACAATTTCTGGGTCAGGTATTATTTTTACAAACGGCAGCTTTGATAGCGGTAATTACAATATTTCTTGTGGTGGAATTACATCAAACAATACTAATATAAGAAGTATTGTTTTAGGTTCGTCTGCGGTTACATTTACTGGAACTGCTGCAGTAAGTCTTACTACAACCACAAACCTTACTTGGAACGCTGGCACATCCACAATTAGTTGTTCTGGCGCATCCCCAACATTCTCTGGCGGTGGACTCACTTTCTACAATGTTAGTTTTACAAGTGCTGCTAATGGACAAACAACCATTACTGGTGCTAATACATTTAACAATCTAACACAGACCAGTAGAAGCGCTACTGGCAGAAGAATTGTTCAATTTAATGATAACCAAACAATTAACGGAACTCTCACTTTAGGGGCATCTAATACATCTATCAGAAGAATTTTTGTGCTTTCTAATCTTACTGGAACTCAAAGAACCATTACATTAAATGGCACACTAGCCACTCTTGCTGATGTAGATTTTAAAGATATTGCAACTGCTGGAACTGTAGGAACATGGACAGGAACACGCATTGGGAATGGATTAAATAATAGCGGCATTACTTTTGATGCGCCAAAAAATGTTTACAGGGTCGGAACGGGCAACTGGTCAGCTACTCAATGGTCTTTATCTAGTGGCGGCTCAGTAAATGCTAACAATTTTCCATTAGCACAAGATACCGCAATATTTGATACTGGAACGGTTACTGGAACGCATACATTTGACCAAGCTTGGCTTGTGGGCACATTAGATTGCTCCGCTCTTAATGTGGCGGTAACTTTTGCAACTTCAAATCTTAGCCCAACATTTTTCAAAAATTTAATTCTTGATTCTGATGTTACTTTAACTGGAACAGCAAACTTACTATTTGCTGGTCAAGGCACTACACAGACCATTACATCTGCTGGAATTAGTATTCCACAATCAATTATTATTGAATCACCAAGCGGAACAGTTCAGTTATTAGATAACACTACAACTACAGGAACAGTTACTTTAACTGCTGGCACACTAGACCTTAATGACTTTGATTTAAATTGTTTATCATTTAGCTCAAACAACTCCAATATTCGCAGTATTGATTTTGGAACTGGCGAGATAAATATTACTGGTAATAATGCGACCATTTGGACAACTGCTACATCTACAAACTTTACTTATGCTGGAACTCCTACTGTAAATTGCACATACTCAGGCTCTACAGGAACTAGAACAATATCAACTGGAACATTATCTGAAGCACAGGCGTTAAACTTTAATGTAACGGCTGGAACAGATAATTTTGCAATAACAAGTAATAACGCAGTAAAAAACTTAAATTTTACTGGTTTTACAGGAACTTTTACTGGGGCAAGTCATATTATTTATGGGTCTTTGACTCTTGATTCTGGCATGACTGTTACTGATAATACAAATGTAGCTACATTTGCTGGAACTTCTGGCACATATCAAATAACGACTAATGGAGTTTCTTATAATAAATCAATGACATTTAATGGTGTCGGAGGTTCATGGCAACTCCAAGACAACCTAACAATGGCTTCTACCCGCACAGTTTCGCTAACTGCTGGAACATTAGATTTATCTAGCGGTAATAGAACATTAAGCTGTGGATTGTTTAGCTCAAGCAACAGCAACACACGGTCTATTGCGTTTGGAACGGGAAATATTACGATTACAGGAAACAACGCCGCTATTTGGAACATGGGGACTGCTACAGGCTTCACTTATACAGGAACGCCAACGGTAAATTGCACCTATTCAGGGTCGACAGGCAGTAGAACATTAAGCGGTGGAAATATAGTTACTGGTGGTGGAACTGAGTTTAATTGTGTTTCTTTTAATATTACAGCAGGCACAGATACAATTGTTTTGTCTAGCAGTAACGCAATTAAAAACATAGACTTCACAGGGTTTGCTGGAACAAGAACTAACACTTCAGCTACTATTTTTGGTAATTGCACTTTTTCAGCAGGTATGACCTTAACCGCTGGAGCTAATGCAATAACTTTTGCCGCCACATCAGGAACTCAAGAACTAACATCTGCTGGAAAAACACTAGACTTCCCAATTACTATTGATGGTGTTGGTGGAACAGTTCGATTAGAAGATAATCTTACAATTGGCGATACCAGAACATTAACATTGACCAATGGAACTTTGAATGTTAATAGCAAAGTTTTATCTGTTGGAACTGTATCTACAAATAACTCCAATACAAGAGTTATTGCATTTGGCACAAGCGGTCAAATTACAGTAACTGGCTCTGGATCTGCGTTTGATGCAACCACATCAACAGGACTTAGCACCACAGGCACAGGCACAATTAGTATGACTTCTGCATCAGCAAAGACATTTGTTGGTGGCGGTGGTTCGTATAAAGACTTAAACCAAGGCGGTAGCGGTGCATTAACAATAACTGGATCTAATACATTTACAGATATTAAAAATAGCACTCAGCCTGCAACTATTACATTCGCTGCTGGATCTACACAAACTGTTTCTGCATTTACTGCAAGCGGAACAACAGGCAACTTAATTACGCTAAATAGTGATACATCAGGAACTAAATTTACTCTTAGCAAATCTAGTGGTGTTGTAACAGTAACTAATTGTGAAATTTACGATTCGTCTGCTATTGGTGGTGCTGTATGGAATGCTTTTGAAACACAAGGCAATGTCAATACAAGCACAAACTACGGATGGAATTTTGGAAATGAATTCTTTGGTATGTTAGTTTAGGTGATCTATGTCAGACGATTTTTTAGACCCATACAAGTATGGAAAACTTGTAGCCCAAGTTGAAACAATGGAAAAAAAGATAGACACAATGGAAGCCGACATCAAGAAATTGGTGATGATGGCTGAGAGGTCTAAAGGATCGTTGTGGGCAATTATGGGAGCAGCCTCTATGTTTGGTGGATTTGTTACTTGGATGGCTGACTTGGTGTTTAAGAAATGATTACATTAGTCTCTACACTCTTATCATTTCTTGCTGGCGGTCTGCCTAAGTTCTTAGACTTCTTCCAAGATCGTGGCGATAAAAAACATGAGTTAGAAATGGCTCGACTACAGACCGAAAGAGAACTGACTTTAGCAAAAGAAGGTTTCTTAGCACAGGCTAGAGTAGAGGAAATCCGCACAGACCAGATAGAAATTGGTGCATTGCGAGACGAAAAGATTGCCCTATATCAGCACGATACCGATTTAGCCAAAGGCGCAGATAAATGGGTGATTAACGCCAGGGCTATGGTTCGCCCTGCGGTTACATACGGAATGTTCGGAATATTCTTATTTGTAGAAGTAGCTGGTTTTTGGTATGCCTGGCATCACGCAGTTCCGTTTGACGAGGCTTTAGACATTCTGTGGTCGGAGGAGACAATCACAATCTGGTCGTCTATTATTGCCTTCTGGTTTGGTTCTCAAGCGTTTAGCAAGCGGTGAAAATCAGCGACAAAGGCTTAAACCTTATCAAGCAGTTTGAGGGATGCCATTTAAAGCCATATCAAGACCCTATAGGGCTTTGGACAGTCGGATGGGGTCATCTTATAGGCGATGGCAAAAGTCTGCCTATAGAGTGGTTTAGAGAGCTTACACAGGAAGAAGCAGATGAGCTACTTAAAAAGGATCTTATACGCTTTGAAAGAGGGGTATCACGATTATGTCCTCTTAATCTTACTCAGTCTCGCTTTGATGCACTCGTCAGCTTTGCGTTTAATCTTGGTCTAGGTAATCTACAAATCTCTACACTCAAAGCTAAACACAACCGAAACGACATATCTGGCGCAGCAAATGAGTTCCTAAGATGGAATAAAGCAGGCGGTAAGGTATTTAGAGGGCTAACCAGGCGCAGAGAAGCAGAAAGGGCTTTATATCTCCAATGACCGATAAACAATTCCATCGTGCCATTGCTTATCTTTGGCATTTTTATACAGATCTATTACTTTCTGTGGAAAAATTAGTCTTGGTTCTTTTCCCAAGAAACAAAACGCATAAATCAATTTAGCTTTATCGCTATCAAAACACTCAATTAATCTAGGCAAAAGATCAATCTCTTTTTGCTTAATATTCGCAGTTCCCTTCACCATCACTACCCATGTTCCCCTAGCGGTATTTACTACATAATCGGGTAGGTTTCTCAATATTGGGTTCAGATAATAAAAGTTATCTACATTTTTATTCTTCTCATCAAACCCACATCTCACCAAGTTATAGTCCTTCTCAGCACAGTAATACTCAAATAGGAACTCAGCCCTATTCTTTACCTTTTGCCGATCCTGGTAAGTATTTGATCCATTCATAAAGCCACCCTAATCGGTAGGGGGGTGGCACTCCTTGTGAAGGGTGTAGGCATTGCACCTACTGATGCCGATCTCATCTGGGGGTTACATACAGCTTACTACTGATCCACAGATAGTGCAGACTTGCAGCTTTCCTCCGACCACTAGAGTCTGAGTCTGGCAAGCAAACGCACTACCAACCAATAACAAATTTGTTAATACAACAATAATCGTCTTTTTCATAATTTTATCCTCAAAAAGGTATTTCATCATCTTGGATGCCACTACTTCTTGGCATTTCATCATCGCCTTTTGGAGTAAATCCTTGTTTCTTAGGATCTCCAATCCGACCAGATAAAAACTTCCCCTTTTTGCCTTCCTTCAACCAGGCATCAAACCAATGCTCCACTCCGTTGATCTTGATTGACCCCTTGTAATCAGGGTGTTTTTCTGTGAGTTTTTTGTCGTTCTTAAACAGACTAAAGCTGCCATCTTTCATTTCATAAGCCATTTATAGCCTCGCTTTCGTTAATGAGCATTTGCTCCGCTTAAATTTTCAAATGATTTCTTTATACAACAAGCCTCAAAAAAATCATCAACTGTTACATCTAAAACTATAGATTTATTTCTTCTGGCTCTAATTCTAAAAGCACCATAACTTCTATATTCAATGCCTTTAATACCAGACTTATTTTTTAAAAACAATCTTCTATTCAATGCCTGCTCTTGCCTAGAAGCCCAATAACAATTTTCTTTGGTATATCCAAGATCATTGTTTTTTCTTTCGAGTGTTTTGCCTTCTTCTGGCAACCCAACATCGTTAAGAAACTGTTGAAATGATGCTCTCCATTTCTGGCATACATTTATGCCTCTAGCACCATAATTGTAGAATTGTTTGTT